ACAAGGTGTCATACAAGACTAAGAAAGGATAAGTTATGGCTTATATTACTGGAATGGACAAAACTGAAGTTAGTGATACAGCTACATTTATGGTCGGTCAAAAAGGCATGGATGCAGCTGGAAACACTTTCAAGTATGTTCAATACGATACTGGTGCAGGAAGTGTAGCAGCAGTAAGTGGACAAGTTGCTTATTACTACGCACCTTCTGGTGCTTCTGCTGGTGCAGTAAATGTAGTAACAAGTGATTTATCTGATTCTAATGAGGTAGGTGCTGGTGTTTTACAATCTGCTCCAACAGACGGACAATATTGTTGGATACAGATAGGTGGAACAGCAACTCTATCTATTGCACTAACAGCAGGTAATGATGGAGACCCATTAACACCTACTGGTGCTGGTGATGGCACACTAGATGTTACAGGAGATGTTACTTCACCTGTGTGTGCATTTGCTATAGATGCTTCAGCTAAAATAATTGCTTGTCAATTTGCTGGTTAGAGCATTATAATAGTGGGGGTGTAATTCCCCCACACTAAAAGGAGATATGAGATGGCTGGAAATAGAAGAATAACAATATACAGAGACCCTACAAATAAATTTGATTTAGTAGAAATTAAATTAATAGGCGACCCAAATACTGTAATTTATAAAATGAAAGATAAAGAAGAACAAATTAAACAAGAGTTTCCTAATGATTATTATGCATACTACAAAAATAAAAAGCCTGTAGTAAAAGAAAAAAAAGAAACACCACTAACTAAACTAAAATCATTAAATAGAAATAAAAAAAAATTTTTCGAGATGGAAGGAATTACATCTATAGAACAATTAGCAAAATTATCTGATGGTGCGTGTCACGGTTTAGGTAAAGATGTATTAGACCACAGAAAAGAAGCTAAACAATTCCTTGCAGGTGAACATGCAAAACCTCAACAACCTGTGGTGGGTGAATGACCTTACTTACAATATGCCAAGATGCTGCTAAAGAAATAGGTGTACCTAGTCCGTCTACTGTTATAGGTTCTACTGATACTACTAATATACAATTATTAGCAGCAGCTAATAGAGAAGGTAAAAATTTAGTATCTGGTTATGATTGGCAAGTATTAATTAAAGAAGAATTACACACAACACTTGCAGCAGAAAGTCAAGGAAATATGACAACCATAGCTTCTGATTTTTTACGATTTAGTAATGATACTATGTGGAATAGAACCACAGATAGAAAATATTATGGACCATTAAACAATGCACAATGGCAACGATTAAAAGCAAGTGTAAGTAGTGGTATAACAAATTATTTTAGAATAAGAGGTGGTAAGTTATTATTTAGTCCAACACCTCCTGCTGGTGAAACAGTAGCATTTGAATACATTATTAAAAACTGGGTTGATACAACTGGTGATGGTTCAGCAAATGCAACCAGTTATGCAGCAGATAGCAATACAACAGTATTAGATGAAGATTTAATTACACTTGGTGTAATATGGAGATTTTTAAAACAAAAAGGTTTGCCTTATGATAATCAGTTTCAAGAATACCGATTAAAATTATCAGAAAAGCAATCCAAAGATGGTGCAAAGCAAATCATTCGTATGGCAGGACCAAATAGACTATATTTACCTGTTAACGAACCAGAAGGTAACTTTTCACTATAATGCCTGTTAAAAAAGTAAAGGGTGGTTATAGGTTTGGAACAAAAGGAAAAGTATATAAATCAAAAGGTAAGGCTAAAAAACAAGCTAGAGCTATATATGCTTCAGGGTATAAAGGTAAAAAGTAATGTTAAAAAAAATACATATAAATCAACATAAAATAAAATCAAATAAAAAATACAATAAAAGTGAGCCTGTTATTACTGTAAAAACTTATAAAAATAATTATTATGCTGATGAAGTTACAATTAAAGGACATAGTAAAGTTATATATAATCCAGAAAAACCTTTATCTTGTGGAGCTAAAGTTTGGATAGAAACTAAAGAAGAAGTTTTATTAAACAATGAAGGATTGTTAAGTAAAATATTATGATGTTTCCTAATAAATACAATCAAGTGCGTTCTTTACGATATGGTATAGGTAATCAAGATTTACCTAAAACAAATTTAATTAATGCTTTGCGTTATGGAATACAATTAGGAAGTGATTTTTTAACAGGTAGCTCTATCTCAGAAGCATTAGGTTATAGACCTGATGTAATAAAAGGTCAAGGATATACACCATCTTATAGAGACCAATTTAATAATACAGTAGATTTATTAAGACAAGGTAAAACTACTGAAGGTTTAGTAAAAGGAGCAGAAACATTATTAACAGGAACTGGTGCAGTAGGAGAAGGTATGATGGTTGCTGGAGCTATGACAGGTCCTTTAGCTCCTCTTATTATAGGAAGTGGACTAGCATTGAAAGGATTATCTAAATCAGGCAAATTAATTTTACAAAGTAAAACAGGAAAAAAAATATTAGCTAACTTTACTGGAGATAAAACACAAGGATATAATATTACCGATATAGAATTACCTAAAAATGATACATCTCCAGAAATAAAAGCATTAGAAGATAATATAGATATACCAACTTATAAAACGGATGTTAAAGAACAAATAGAAGGATATAAAGATATTATTTATCATACTACTGATACTGAAAAAGGTATAGAGGGAGAACTTAAAACTGGCAACGATTTAGGATTTCATTTAGGAGAAACATCAGATATATCAAGAAATGCTGCAATAAAAAGCAACAAAATTGTAAAAAGATTAAAAACAGAAAAATTTGAAATTAATGCTAAACCAGAAGAAATATTAACAATTAATAGAAAAGGTGGTTTTTTTTTACCAGATGATTTTGCAAATCAATTATTAGAAGCAAAAGCTATTACGCAATTAGAAAGACAAGAAATTGCAAAAAAAATAGATGAGTTTGATGAAAAATTTGGAGAAGATTCTCCAGAGTATTATGGTGCATTTAATAAATATTTTAAAGATTTATTAAATAAAAAAAATATTAAAGTTATAAAATATTTTAATGAATATGATTCTGGAGTTAATCCTTTATTTATGGAAGCTATGGCTAAAGTTAATGTTAACCCAATACAAGCACATAAAATTATTATGCAGGGCGATAAATCTAAATTTCAAGAATTAAAAAATTTAGATTTAACTGATACAGGAATAAATGTTAAACCAGCAAATTCTTATATAGTTTTTGATAAATCTGCTATAAAAAAATTAAGTAATAAAAATTTAAAAGAAATATTTGATGAGGAATATAAGTAATGGCAGTTTTTAGACCTACAGGAGAGAGTACATCTCAATCTGCACCTATTGGTGGATTAAACACAAGAGATGCTGTGGACTTGATGCCACAAACTGATGCTATTCGATTAGATAATTTCTTTCCTGGTTCTACAGATGTAAGTCTAAGAAAAGGTTTTAGCAATCATGTTACAGGACTACCTAGTACAGTACAAAGTTTAATGTCTTACAGGTCTCCTAGTGCTAATAAACTTTTTGCTGCTAGTAATAATGCTATTTATGATGTAACTAGTTCTGGTAGTGTAGGAAGTGCTGTAGTAACAAGTTTATCTAATGTGCAATTTCAGGATGTTAATTTTACTACATCAGGTGGTTCATTTTTGTTTATAGTAAATGGTGCTGATGCTCCTAGACACTATAATGGTAGTGCTTGGGCAACACCTTCTTTAAGTGGAGTAACAGGTTCTACTATAAACAATGTAACAGTATTTAAAGAAAGATTATTTTTTATATTAAATGATAGTTTAAGTTTTGGTTATTTACCTATTAATTCTGTAGCAGGAACAGTATCTACCTTTGCATTAGGAAGTGTATTTAACTTTGGTGGTAAATTAGTAGCTGCTGGTACACTAACAAGAGATGGTGGTTCTGGTTCAGATGATTATATAGCATTTATAACATCAGAGGGAGAAGTGGCAGTTTATCAAGGTACAGACCCTAGTGATGCAACTAAATGGTCTTTAGTAGGTGTATTTAAAATAGCAAGACCTATAGGTAAAAGATGTATTGTAAATGTAGGACCAGAATTAATTGTTATTACAGAATCTGGTTTTGTGCCTTTAACTAAAATGTATGCAGAAGATGAAACAAATTATGCAAAAGCTATATCAGATAAAATAAGTGGTAGTATATTAACAGCAGTAACTAATTTTAAATCTATTTTTGGTTGGGAAGCATTAATCTATCCTAAAGGACAATTTGGTTTATTTAATGTACCTAATGGAGTATCAGGTGAGTTTGTACAATTTGTAGTAAACTTATCCACAGGTGCATGGGGTAGATTTACAGGACAAGATGCTTATTGTTGGGGTTTATTAGAAGGTGATTTATATTTTGGTGGTAGTACCAAAGTATATAAAGCAGATAATGGATTAAGTGATGCAGGAGTACAAATACAAGGTAATGCAAAAACAGCATTTGTCTATTATGGTGGTAGAGGTACATCTAAAAGATTTACAGCTATACGACCTATAGTATCATCAGATGCAGATTTACCAGTTAGTATAGGATTTGATGTAGACTTTAATGATGGCACATCTACTTATACACCATCTAGTGCTACTACAGATGGAGCTTCATGGGATACAGCAACTTGGGATGTAGCAGAATGGGCAGGAAGTATTGCATCACAATTAGTATGGAGAAGTGTTGCAGATATTGGATGGAACGCAGCAATACGCATACAAACCAGTACACAAGCACAAAGTATTAAATGGCATAGTGTAGATATTTATTATGAAAAAGGAGTAGGTTTATGATACTTACAGATAGAGTATGGAAATTATTAGAACCAGCTACTGCAATAGCTGATAATGTAACAAAGCAAGAAGTAGAACAAGGATTAAATGATGGTACATATCAAATGTTTATGGATGAAAAAAGTGTAGTTATTACAGTAGGGTATAAAGATTCTTTGCGTATAGGTTTAGCAGGTGGAGAATTAAATAGTTTGAAAAGTTTAGAAAAAAAGATTATAAAGTATGCAAAAGAAAAAAAATATAAATGTGTTGACATTTTAGGAAGAATAGGTTGGGAAAAAGAATTAGAAGGTTATAAAAGAAAAGCAGTTTTATTAAGAAAGGAAATAGCATGAGTTTTATCGGCAATATATTAAGCCCTCCAAAGCCACCACCAACACCAGACTATGCAGGTGCAGCTGCTGCACAAGGAGCAGCAAATGTAGAAACTGCAAGGTTAGAGGGTAGAATGAATAGACCTGATGTTTTTTCTCCTTATGATATAACTAGAGTTACAGATATAGGTGATGATAGATTTAGATTAGATTATACCTTAACACCAGAGTATGAAGCACAAAGACAAAAACAAGTAGGAATACAGGATGCGTATTTAGATACTGCTGGTAGATTATTAGGTGGGTTACCACAAGAAAGTTTTAGTTTAGCTAACTTACCATCACAACCAGGTATGATAGATAGAAGTAATTTTGCTCAAGTACCTACTATGGAAAATTTAGGTGATTATGCAACAAGAGTTGAGGGAGCATATTATAACAGAGCAGTAAGTAGATTACAACCACAATTTCAACAGCAAGGAATAGACCTTAGAACACAATTAATTAATTCTGGTATACCAGAAGGCACTACTGCATATAATAATGCATTTGCAGAGCTTAGAATGGCTCAGAATGATACCTTACAAGGTGTAGCTGCTGATTCTATAAGAGAAGGACAAGCACTAGCTGATGCTCAATTAGGCAGAGCTACAGGGTTAAGAAGTTTTCAAATAAGTGATGCAGCTAGTCGTGTAGCAGAACAAGAAAGAATGAGAGATAGGCAACTTTCAGATTTATTATTACAAAGAGAAGTACCACTATCAGAGATAGCTACATTAACAGGGCTACCATCTCCAACAACTAGAGGTGGACAAATAGCTACAACTGGATTAGATGTACCAGCAACAAGTATTACACCTCCACCAATCTTCGCAGCAACACAAGCACAAGGTTTGGATGCTAATAGAAGATTTGCAACACAAACTGCAGGTTATGGGGCTCAAATGGCAGCATTAGGTAGTGTACTAGGTGGTGCAGCTACAGGAGCTTTTGGTCAAGGAGGAATTTTTGGTAATTAAATATAGGAATAAAATATGGCAGTAAAAAGAGTATTTCCAAAAAGACAAGAAGACCCATTAATACAACAGTTATTAGAAAAGGCTAGACAGGAATATGCTCAATCTAGTGCTATAGGTTCTCCATCTATGTATACAGCAGCAGCTGGAGGTGGTATAGGACCAGTAGCAGGTGTATTAACAGCACAAGTATTAGCAGGTGCTAGGTCAGGAAATGCTTTAAGGGCTGCTAAAACAAGAGAAGAACAAACAAATATAGCTAGTGCTAAATTAGCAGAAGTATTAGCAAATAGACAAGTAGATGGTAAAATAATGGGTCCTGATGGAAGATTTTATGATAGAACTATAACACCTAGAGAACAGGTTACTGGTTTTAACCAAAACCTACTAGGTCAAACAGAACGATATATAACGCCTGAAGGAGAAGATTATACAACTCCTACAGAATATGACAGTTTTTATGATGCGTATCTTGATAAAAATAGAACAACTACTGGAGAAGGTACAGGTGCAGTTATAGATAGTTCAGTAGCTCAAGCTATGGGTACATCTACAGAAGATGAAGCACAAAATTTAGCTATTGCATTAAAGGCAAGAAAAGCAAGAGAAATGACTGGTATACCAGCTAGTGATTTAGAAAAAGAACTTATACAAGAAACAATAACACCAACAACAGTAAATATAGCAGGAACACCTAAAGCAGATAATATTTTAGCTAAAATTGGAAATATTATAACAGGTAAACAAAATGTTAAAGATATAAAAGCAGCAAATTTATTTGAATTAGCTGCAGCTGCTAGAATCCCTCCAGAACAAATGTTTGCTTACTTACAAGCAGAAGAACAAAAAACTGGTAAAACTACTTTTAGTCAACCAGAACAAAGTGGTTTATTGACAACTGATGATAAGGGTGATGAAAAGTTACAAGAAGTTACTTTGCGAACTAAAACTATTACAGAAGATGGTGCAGCTAGACAAATAATAGAAATAAGAGTACCTGGTGAAGATGGTAATTTTAGACCAATAAGAAGTAACGAAACAATTACTGGAGTAGCAGGTCAAGGAGATGATACTGAAACTTTTAAATCAGAATATATAGTATCAAGTGAAAATCCTAAAAATTCAGTAGGAAAAATAACACAAACAAAAAAAATAGTAAATGGAGAAATAGAATTTTTAATTACTCCTACTTCAGGACCTTTAACAGGTACAACAATAAGTAATATTCATAATGCTTATGAATTTGCAAAATTTTTAGAAGGTAATAAAATAATAACTACACAACAATTATCTGCTGAATTAGGAGAAACAAGTATAAAAAGAGATAATTTAGTAGAAGATGTAAGAAATATAAGAGAAACAGAACTAGGAATAAGAAAACTTGATGATTATATAGTAGCTTTAGACAAAAGCCCACAAGGAGTAGATAGATTTGCTTTAAAAATGAAAGCATTTGTAAAACAATTAGCTACTAATAATAATCTAACTGAAGGAGAAGTAATGTTGCAGTTAGCTAATGGTAAGTTACAAGGATTATTAGGTTCTAGCAGATTAGAAGTTTTAGGTGGTGGTGTTATGACTGAATATGATGCACAAAGAGTTATTCAATATTTAGGGGGAGATGTAGATTCTTTTCAAAGTATACAAAAAGTTAAAATGGCTATGCAAAAATTATTAGAAGAAAAGAAATCTCGATACAATATTGATTTAGAATCATATAATTTAGATAGAGCAGGTTTAGGACAAAAAGGTCAATTAAGATTTAAACCCATAGAAAGCATTTTTCCTACTTTAAAATCAAATGAAATATTAGCTCCTACTGAATATCCTAGATTTACTGAATATGAAATTAAAAATATGGATAAAGGTGGTCAAGTTTTAAATACAATAAATGAAGTAATAGACAAAATACTAGCTAATAAACCTGCAAACTATGAACTACAAGATGAAGATTTATTACAATATTTTAATGCAAAACAAATTAGAGATATTAAGAAAAGATTTGATGAGTTAGGAATTTAATTATGGCTTCTTTTTTTTCATCACCATCTTCAAGAAATAAATTAAAATCTTTAACTACAGATAGAGATGATGATAAATTTATACAAAGAGTAGATGGTGGAGTACAATTAAATATACCAGTACCAGGTCCTTTTGGTAGTGGTACTATACCAATTAATTTAACTAAACAATCAGCTAAAGATGTTACTAGACAAGTAGCTCAAGGCATAACTTTAGGTACAGCAGATGAAATAGAATCTTATGTTCGTTCTTTAGCAGGTAAAGATAGAGATGAAGCATTAGAAGAAATAAGAACAGAAATAAAAAGATTTGAACAGAATAATCCAGGTGTAGCTTTATCTTCAGAAATAGTAGGTAGTGCTTTAACAGGAGGTCTAGGTTTAGGTAAAACAGCAGTTAGAACATTTTTAAAAAGCACAGGATTAGGTGGTGTTTACGGAGCAGGAAAAGCAGAGCCAGATAAAGATGCTACTTTAACAGAAGCTATAACAGAAAGAGCAAAAGAAGGAGTTACCACATCAGCATATACAGCTCCATTTGCAGCAGTTGGTAGTGCTTTTCAAGCTAGTCCCATAGCAAAAGAACTAATTAAAAAAGGAGTAAAATTAAGTCCAGCTCAAGTATCAGGTGGTGGAGCAGCTAGTGCAGAAGAAGCTGTAAGTGTATTACCTATTATAGGCAGAGGACCTAGAAAAGCTAGAGAAGAAAGCCTTATGTCTTTTAGTAGAGCTAGTGCTAATGAAGTATTAGGAAATATTAAAAATGCTATTGGAGATAATTTAAATAAAATTGTAAATATAAAACCTTTAAAAAATAATATTACAGGAAATCAAGGTACTAAAATATTAAATAGTAAAGTAGATAAAGCGTATACAGAGGTATTAAAACCATTACGAATTACTAATGGTAATACTTTTGCATCACAAGCTAATGCAATAATAGATAATGCTTTGCCAGAACAATCTGCTAAATTAGTCAAAAAAAAATTACAAAATATAATTTATTCTAAATTTAAAAATGTAGAAGGAGGGTCTTTAAAAGGTAAGGATTTAAAAGAAGTACATTCTAATTTAAGAAATGAAATAGTAAGAACTAGCAAATCTCCTAGTGCTGAAATTTCAGATAGAGCTGATGCTTTAAGGCAAGTAGATAATTTATTTAAAGACGCTATGAAAAACTCTAGTAAAGCAGAAGATTATGCTAAATATGTAGCTTTAGATAAAGTATATCCTGATATTTTAGCTTATAGAAATGCAGCACAAAAAGCTCAAAGTGGTGGCTCTGTAGAAAGAAAAGGAGAATTATTATCAGGTGTAGTAACTCCTCAAGGTTTATTACAAGGAGGAATGAGTGTAGCAAAAAAAAGAGGTCAAGAAAGAGCTATATCAGAGGGTAGGTTTCCTATGTCTACTACTGCACAACAAGGTTCAGAAATATTAAGAACAAGTCAATTAAATCCAGCTTTAGCTACATTTTATACTGTAGGTGGATTAGCTGCACCAACAGCAGCAGTTTATGGAACTACAGGAGACCCCTCTGCTGGTATATACTCTACAGCAGCATTAGCTGGGTTATATGCAACACCACAAGGTAGAAGAATTTTAGCAGAATTACTTAAAAGAAATGCCATTCCTAGAAGCACTCCATTTTTAGGAGCAGAAACAAGAGAAACATTTAGATAGAATAAAATATTGATTTATAAACAAATATAAGATAAAAAGAACGAAAGGAGAACAATTATGGGTTGGTCAGGAGGAACATACACAAGGTCAGATGGTGTATTTACAGGTACATCTATTTGGCAAAGTAACAGAGATGCAGGAACAAAGATTGTTGCAGATAGACACGATACCCACGACCAAGATTTAGCAACAGGTATTAATTCTTGTATAAATAAAGATGGCTCTAATGCTATGACAGGTGCTATGAATATGGGTAGCCAAAAGATTAGTTCTCTTGCAGATGGTACAGCACATACAGATGGTATAAATGCAGGACAGATACAAGATGGTGGATTAATATTTCAAGCATCTGATACAGGTAGTGCTAATACTTATGCAATAGCTTTAACACCAGCAGTAACTGCGTATGTAGCAGGGCAAGTATTTCATTTCAAAGCAGCTAACGCATCTAGTGGTGCATCAACCTTAAATGTAAATGCACTTGGTGCAAAGAATATAAAAAAGAAAAATGACCAAGATATTGCAGCTGGTGATATAGAACAAAATGCAATCGTATCTGTAATCTATGATGGTACATCTTTTCAAATGTTATCACAGTTAGGAACTACGAGTTCTTTTACATTAACTGGCGATAGTGGTAGTAATCAAACAATAGAGGATGGTAACACATTAGATATAGCTGGAGGTACAGGTATAGATACAGTTGTAGGTTCTACCGATACAGTAACAGTTAGTGTTGATAGCACTATTAAAAAAGTAGGAAAAGAAACAATATGGATTCCAGCAGTTGCTATGTATGGTAACACAACTAATGGTGCTGAAGCAGGTCAAACAGAATTAAGTAATGGACCAGAACTTAAAACACTAGATTTTGATAAAGATTCAGATGAATTTGCACAATTTGCTGTAGCCTTTCCTAAATCATGGAATGAAGGTACAATAACTTTTCAAGCATTTTTTACAGCTGCTACTACTAATACAGGAACAACAGCTTTTGTATTAAGTGCAGTAGCTTTAGCTGATAATGGTGATTTAAATACGGCATTTGGTACAGCAGTAGGACCTACAGCAAAAGCGATGAGTGGTACATCAAACGATTTAGCAGTTACAGCAGAAAGTGGTGCAGTAACAATAGCTGGTAGTCCTAGTACAGACGAATATGTATTTTTTCAAATAATGAGAGATGTTTCTGCTGATAGTTTAACAGCAGATGCAAAATTATTAGGAATTAAATTATTCTTTACAACGGATGCAGCAAATGATGCTTAAATAAGGAGTTATTTATATGACTGGTTTTGGTTATAATATTTTAGGTTTTGGTAGTGGTGTTTCTGGTGGTGCAACTTTTAATGTTAGTTATCTAGTTATAGCTGGTGGTGGAGCTGGAGGGCATGGCTCTGGTGGTGGAGGTGGAGGTGCTGGTGGATATCGCACAAATCATACTTCTGCTGGAGGAGTTTCTACACCAAAAATATCTGGAGGTGGTGGCTCTATAGAATCTGCATTAGAACTAGAAACTAGTACGGAATATACTATAACTGTTGGAGCAGGTGGTGCAGGACAATCTGGCTCATCTGTTGCTAATCAAGGTAACGATTCTGTTTTTGCTACAATTACTTCTACAAAAGGTGATGGTGGTGGTAAAGGTGGTCATACACAAACTAGTAATATGACTACTACTGGAGGTTCTGGTGGTGGTCATGGTCTTACAGTATCAGGAAATTATAATGGTGGCTCTGGTACAGCTAATCAAGGATTTGATGGTGGTCAATCTTATGGTTCATCTCCTTATGATGGGGGAGGTGGAGGAGGTGCTGGAGCAGTTGGGAATAATGGTGCTTCAGATGGTTCTACATCTACAGGAGGTCAAGGAGTATTTTCTGATTTAAGTGGTTCTGCTGTGCAACGTGCTGGTGGTGGTGGTTCTGGTGCAAATATTTATAATACTACCCCTGCAGCTGGAGGAGCTGGAGGAGGGGGAGATGGTGGAGCTGCTTCTGAATCTGGAAGTGCTGATATGAATGGAGATACAAACACAGGTGGAGGAGGAGGTGGTGCACAGGCTTCAGATTTAACTACTGGTAATGGTGGTTCTGGTTTAGTAGTAATAAAAATACCAGATTCAATAAGTGCTACATTTTCTAGTGGTGTAACAAGTTCATCTTCGACTTCTGGTGGTTATACTACAATTTCAATTACAGCTACATCATCAGCATCAGAAACAGTAACTTTTAGTTAGGATATATTATGGCACATTTTGCAAAATTAGATGAAAATAATATTGTGGTTTTAGTAGTAAAAGGTAGACAAGAAGATGATGGAAAAGAAAATGAAATATCTGAAAGAACAGGCGATACTTATAAACAAACTTCTTATAATACACATGGTGGACAACATACTTTAGGAGGCACACCATTAAGAAAAAATTATGCTGGTGTAGGTTATACTTATGATGCCAGTAAAGATGCTTTTATACCACCTAAACCTTATAATAGTTGGGTATTAAATGAAACTACTTGTATATGGGAAGCTCCTGTTGCAAAACCTAGTGATATGGATGTTTCTAAAATGTATAAATGGGATGAAGCAAACAAACAATGGACAGAGGTATAAATAAATAAATGATAAATAAAATTAAAAATTTTTTTATAAAACTAAAAAAAAGATTATTTGGTAAATTATGCGAATGTAAACCTAAAAAAAGGGGTAGACCCAGAAAGGAACAATAATGGCTACAAATTCAGAAGCAAAACTAGCATCTGTAAGAGGAGTTACCTCTACTACAGGTACTTATAATGAAGATTGGTTAGCTTTATTTAATGCTAGAAGTATCGGTGCAGGAACTTATAATGAAAGATTATTAGCTTATATAAATAATAAATTAGGTAGTTCTCATACAGATTTAAATAAAGCATTACAAGCATTAGCAGTTGACCAAGGTGATGCAAATTATTCAAGTATGGGTACATTTACACCATGAGCCAACAATCATTAAGACAAAAAAGTTGCAGAGATGCTTCAGATACAAATGGTACATACAATGAAGATTGGATGAAAACTTTTGAAGAAGCTGGTATAACCACAGGTACATTTTCTGAAAGAATGTTAGCTTATACAAATGCACAGGGTAGTTCTTGGGATAATGCACAATGGGATGTATCTAGTTGGGGTAAAGGACCATTTATAAATGTAAATCAATCTATGGCACAATTAGGTAAACAAAATGGCACTACAGTTCCTGGTTCTTTATGGAGTAGTATGGGAACATTTAGTGCAGATTAGGAGATATTATGGCATTAACAGCATTAATAGGACCAGCGACTAAACTTATAGGAAAGTTTGTAAGAGATAAAGACAAGGCAGCACAATTAAGCCATGATATAGCTACTATGGCAGAAAAACACGCACAAGAGTTAGCTCTTGCACAAATAAAACTAAACACAGAAGAAGCAAAAGGTAACTGGTTTCAATCAAGTTGGAGACCACTTGTGGGATGGATATGTGCAGTATCATTAGGTATAAATTTTATGGTAGCACCTATTTGTGCAGGGTTTGGTATTAATATACCACAAGCTGATATGTCTGTTATGATGCCTTTATTATTAGGTATGTTAGGTATCGGAGGTCTTAGAAGTCTAGATAAGATTAAAAAAGTAGATACTAAATCTAATGGAGTTAGAAAATAGAACAAACAATAGAAAACTTTGAGGGTACTAAGAATATCCATATAGATTCTGGTGGTAAAACAGATTTAGAAGTAGGTA